GTTACTCAGGTCGAAGTGGATACTCAGGTACATCAGGATATAGCGGTTATTCAGGTATAAGTGGTTACTCAGGAGTTTCAGGATATAGTGGTTACTCAGGAGTTTCAGGATATAGTGGTTACTCAGGAGTTTCAGGATATAGTGGTGCCGCAGGCCCATCTAATACTATTAATGCTACAAACAATACCACTATGGCCACGCTTTATCCAGTGATGGTTGGAGCAGCTGGATCAAACCAAACCGCAAACGTAACAACGTCTGGCTTTACATTTAATGCTGTAACTGGTAATTTATATGTATCAGGTAATGTGGGTGTTGGCACCGCACCCGGTGCATATCGTTTAGAGGTTGCTGGATCTTTTGCAGCAACAACCAAATCATTTCTTATTGAACACCCAACTAAACCTGGAATGAGACTTCAGTATGGTAGTCTGGAAGGTCCAGAGAATGGAGTATATCTGCGTGGAGTGTCATCAGAAAATATTATTGTATTACCAGAGTATTGGATTAAACTTGTTGATGCAAAGTCAATAACGGTTTATTTGACTCCAATAGGACTAGATCAAAATCTTTTTGTTGAAAAAATTGAAAATAACACAGTCTATGTTAATGGAAAAGGCAAACTGCATTTTTATTATTTGATACAGGCTGAAAGAATTGATGTGGAAAGATTGTCGGTAGAAATAAAATGAGTGTAACGTACAATCCAGCAGTAATTCGCGATGGATTACTCACATATGTAGATTTTTCAAATAACAAATGCAGTCCTAAAACAGGAACATCGTTAGTTACAATTACAGATTTGGTTCCAAATGGAATGAATTGGACCACATATAATAATACGGTGGTTAATTCTTCTTTTGTAACGACTGATGGTAACACTGGATATATCTATTCTTCAACAACAACACATAAAAACACTTGGACACCAGATGGGGCATATGGATCAAATAGAATGACAATAGAGACAATTTTTAAGTCATCTGATACAGGTGGGTATATAGTGTCACGACCATGGAATGGTAGTGGGCAATATAATTATCTTTTTCAAAATCACCAGATGACGTTATATGCAAATGCATCCTCAACAGCATTATCATATGGAATTAGTATTTGTAATGGGGCCAATGTTCACATGGCATGGTGGATGGATGAAACATCAATGGGGTGGTATAAAAATGGTAATGAAGCGAGCGGATCAGTGGCACACAATTTAACTGTTGGTGGTGGATCTAGTGGAAACTTAGTGTTTGGTACATTATTAGGTTCATTATACCCATACGGTCAGGGTTGGGCTGGAAATCCAGCATTCAGCACAGCCGCAGATTTTTATTCATGCCGTATCTATAATAGAAAATTAACTCCTGAAGAAATTTTGCGTAATTTTAATGCGACGCGGGGGAAATATAATCTATGAGCATTTCCCACTCTCCAAAAATTACTACCTCTGGACTTGTAATGTGTTATGATGTCAATAATAAAAAATCATTCCGCGGAAAACCAACCAACAACGCCATTATATCATCATCACTAACACAGACCATTTATGCATATGCAACTGGTCCAGTTGTTACGACTGGAATATTAGATGAATACTTACAGGCTCGAACAGTAAACAGATTTACAATTTCATCGGCAATTAATACAGCCCGCGGTATGTATCAAATTTATGGTCTTGCGGCTGGTGTTGATTATGCTGCCTCTATGAAATGGAAATATAATGGGGCCCACACTCCGGTTTTTCAAATTAACGCATCAAAAGGTATTCCTGAAGGTGGAGCAAACAACAACACGTTCACAAGCGCAGTACAGTCAGATATGTATTTAGGGAATGGTTGGTGGTATTCTAAGTATGAATTTAATTTTGCTTCTAACCCAACAAACGCAGCCATATTAACTTTTGGAATTGCAACGGGAGACACACCGAGTTATATTGGTCAAACTTTTGACACATATGAAGAACAGTTTGAAGTTCAAAGAACAGCAACTCCATACGCTTATGGAATACGATCAAATGTTGGATCATTTTATGATTTAACTGAAACAACGACAGCAAATACAACCGCTGTAACTTGGTTGTCTAATAACACAATTAATTATGATGGAGTGTCAAGTGTGATTGCACTTCCAAACACCACTGCCCTAGATTCACAAACACAGTCTGTTGAAGTGTGGGTAAAACCAAACTCATTAAATCAAAATGGACATTTTTTTGAAAAAGGAACAGTAAATTCCCAATATTCTTTATTTTTAGAAGGAACAAATATTGTTTGGCGTCATAACATTGCTGGTACTGGGTTGTCTTCATTATATTCAACGACTTCTTCACTATCAACATCACGATATAATCAAATAGTTGGGACGTTTGCATCTAACATTGCTAGAAGGATATACGTTAATGGTAGTCAAGTAAATTCAGATTCAGCATCTGGAAATGTTTCAATAAGTTCAGGTGGTATGTCGATCGGCGCCTATGGTGGCTTCAATGGTTCTAGGAGTTATTTTTATAATGGTAACATTGCCATTGTCAGGGTGTATAACCGTATGCTATCACCAGAAGAAGTGCAACAAAATTATGACGCAATGCGTGGAAGGTTTGATTTATGACCACCATTAGTGGACCAAATGTACCGCGTGGAAATTTACAATTACATATTGATGCGTCTAATATTAGATCCATGCGTGGTCGAAGATCACTTATAAATTGGGATACGTGGTTTGTTGGAAACGGTTCTGTTACTGGTTATACGATGAATGGAACAACAGATGAAAACAGTCGAGAAGTTTCAACTGATCCCTGGGGCAAATCTAATATTGTTTGGACAGCATATCCGGCAGGCAACAATGCTGGTAATGGTGGGTGGAATGGAAGTCAAGTGCCTATTGATAATTCAAAATTATATCGTTTTTCTGTTTGGCATCGCCGAACAAGCTCAGTTTCAAACGGAAATTTTTATCTTGGTTTAACAAGCGGTGCTGGTTATGTTATTCATTTATCAGATGGAGTTAACCAACCGAATGCATATTGGGATTATGGAAATATTTCATTACAGACACAAAATCAATGGTATTTAACAGTCGGGCATGTTTTTCCATGGAACCACACAGGTAACACTGTTCATCCTGAATCAGGTAGATACACAATTACCAGTGGAAAAGTCAGTAGTAATGCTGGTAATATTCCTAATGATTGTAAGTGGACAGCGAATGCAACATCAGTGGCCCATCGATCATATCTTTTTTATAATACAGATGTTACGGCACGGCTTCAGTTTTATCAACCAAGAATAGACTTGGTTGATGGTACAGAACCATCAATTAATGATTTGTTAAATGACGCGGGTTCTAGAATATATAATTTGATATCACCAAGCAATGTTGGGAATTTGGTGAATAATCCAACCTATTCAAATGGCACACTTAGTTTTAATGGGGTCAATAGCCATATAATTTTTGGTGATACTATAGATTCATATCTGTTCCCTGGTCAAAATTTAACATTTACGGCATTGGTTAATATTACCGCATATGATGCGTCAGCTGGTAGTTCAATAATCGATAAATTTTCATCCAAGGGAATTCGATTTTATGTTGGTACAACCGGCTATTTGGTATGCCAAACTAGAGATGATAGTTCAAATTTGGCAGCGGCAAATTCAGCAAGCCTTAGTGGTGGAGTACCATTATCATTAGGTCAATGGTATTTTGTTTGTATGACTCATAATTTTACTACAAACGAAGTTGTTATGTATGTAAATATGGCAGCCACAGTACCAACCAATTTGGCTTTTGGGCGGGCATCCACGTCATCTGTACAAACATATATTGGGTATATGCCAAATAATTTGAGGTATGCCAATATGAAGATAGCCACCGCCAGCATTTATGATAGGATTTTATCTGAAGAAGAATTGCGTATGAATTTTGAAGCAGTTCGTGGTCGCTTCAATATTTAACAATAAATATAAAATATGGCTAATAGTGATAAAAATATTCTTATTGTTCCAAATAGAGGATCATCAACAGATGATCCTAAAATTGTTTTTACCGGAGCAAATGCATCAGCTTTTTCAAATATTACATTGCGGGCTCTTCCGGCAGCAAATGGAACACTCAGTTTTGAGGGTAATGCCGGACAGCTTTTTTCTTTAACAAACAGTCTATCTGGCTCTATATTTTCAGTTAATGACTTGTCTGGAATACCAAGTATTGAAGTTTTGGATACTGGACAAATTAAATTAGCTGAATTTGGTGGGTTTGTTTCTTTTGGAGTTTCCTCAGCAGTATCAGCAGCTGGTACAGTACAAGGAAACGCCACAGTTTTAACCCGCACAATCAATGATGTGACTACTGTCGCTTCTGGAACAGGGGTAATTTTGCCGGCGGCAGTAGCTGGAATGCGAGTTGTTATTCGAAATGGTGGTGCAAATGCGTTAAACATTTATCCGGCTGTTGGTGCAGCAATTGATGCTCTATCGGCCAATGCTGCCTTAAGTTTACCTGTTTCATCAGTTATTGAATTGGTTGCAATTAGCAGTACACAATGGAGAAGTGGAGTTGCAGGAATATCTGGTTACTCAGGCATATCAGGATATAGTGGTTACTCAGGACGAAGTGGTTACTCAGGCATATCAGGATATAGTGGTTATTCAGGCATTAGCGGTTATTCAGGCATATCAGGATATAGTGGCTACTCAGGCATATCAGGATTTAGTGGTGCAAATCCAGGAGCAAGTGGCTACTCAGGTATAAGTGGCTACTCAGGCATATCAGGATATAGTGGATACAGCGGAGTTGGTCTTTCAGGATTTAGTGGTTATAGTGGACTTGGTATTTCAGGATTCAGTGGGTACTCAGGAACATCTGGTTATTCAGGCATATCAGGATTTAGTGGTGCAAATCCAGGAGCAAGTGGCTACTCAGGCATAAGTGGCTACTCAGGTATATCAGGATTCAGTGGCTACTCAGGTATATCAGGATTCAGTGGGTATTCAGGTATTAGTGGATATTCAGGATTCAGTGGGTACTCAGGAACATCTGGTTATTCAGGCATATCAGGATTCAGTGGGTACTCAGGAACATCTGGTTATTCAGGCATATCAGGATTCAGTGGCTACTCAGGAACATCTGGTTATTCAGGCATATCAGGATATAGCGGTTATTCAGGACGAAGTGGTTACTCAGGTATTAGTGGTTACTCAGGCATTAGTGGATACTCGGGGGTTTCAGGTTATAGTGGTTATTCAGGCATAAGTGGTTATTCAGGCGTATCAGGATTTAGTGGTGCAAATCCAGGAGCAAGCGGTTATTCAGGCATTAGCGGTTATTCAGGCATTTCAGGATATAGCGGTTATTCAGGCATTTCAGGATATAGCGGTTATTCAGGAACATCTGGTTATTCAGGCATATCAGGATTCAGTGGGTACTCAGGAACATCTGCTCCGACACAATACTTGTCAAGAACTATGCCAACAGTGGTTGGGGATTATGTTGAGGTTGGATCATGGTTATTGGCCAACGGTGGACATAATTTTCATATTGGTGTTACTGTTAGTGATTCTGGTTTTTCCGTGGCAAAACAATATACTGTTGCAGCAAAATATGATGGGACAGTAGCCGCCTGGCAAAAGGTTTGGCCAGTTTCAAATAGTGGTAGTTATTCTGGAAATGATTTTGAATTAACGGTATGGGTTTCAACCACAACTGCAAGATTTAGGGTACATAGAACTGCCGGAACCACAGCAGGTACAGCACTAATAAGAATTGATAATGTTGGTAGTACATCAGATGCGTTTACTGCTAATACATCAACGGGGACTGACACCACGCCATCGGTGTGGTATGCTCCATCCACATCAATATCAGGATACTCAGGTATTAGTGGATACTCAGGCATTAGCGGTTATTCAGGCATTTCAGGATATAGCGGTTATTCAGGAACATCTGGTTATTCAGGCATTTCAGGATATAGCGGTTATTCAGGAACATCTGGTTATTCAGGCATTTCAGGATATAGCGGTTATTCAGGACGAAGTGGTTACTCAGGTATTAGCGGTTATTCAGGCACTAGTGGATACTCAGGTGTGGCAGGCCCATCAACAGCAATCAATGCCACTGATGACGCAGCAACCGCAACATTATATCCGGTGATGGTTGGTGGAGTTGGAACTAATCAAACTCCAAAAGCATCAACGGCGAATTTGTTTTATAATGCATCAACAGGAGTATTATCAGTATATTATCTCAATTCAACTGATGAATTAGCAACAGGCACTGTTACAAGTGTGATTGCCAAGTTTGGATCTAATACTTTCAAATCAGCCACCGCTCCTAAGGTTGCTGCATTTTTAACTGCTGATCAAACTGCTGATGGTGTTGGGTATAAAAATATTCCACAAAATTCACAAAGTGGCCCCTATACTTTAGTATCTTCAGATGCCGGAAAACAGATCTTTCACCCATCAGCCGACACTACGGCTAGAACATGGACAATACCAACGAACGCCAATGTTCCGTTTCCAGTTGGAACAGCGGTGACATTTATTAATCAAAATGGAGCAGGGACATTGACAATTGGAATATTAGTTGATACAATGCGCCTAGCTGGTCAAGGAACAACAGGAAATAGAACGGTTGCAGCCAACGGCATCGCGACGGCCATTAAGGTTACATCAACTGAATGGATTATAAATGGAACAGGGTTGACATAATATGTCATCAATGCAACAAGTTCTTGCAGGCACTCAAGGAGCAACGGTGCCAGGAGCACCACAAAATCCTTCAGCATCTGTAACCGGAGCAACCACAGTTTCAGTAACCTTTTCAGCCCCGGCAAGTAATGGTGGATCTCCAATCACAGGATATACAGTATATGGTGGTGGTACTGATTCAAATGCTGGATCGACTTCACTAACGCATAATATTACAGGATTAACTCAAGGATCTCCATATACGTTTACAGTTAAAGCAACCAATGCGGTTGGTGAGGGACCTGCATCTTCAGCATCAAATTCAGTCACTCCTGCGACCGTACCAGATGCACCAACAATTGGAACAGCCACTCCGGGGAATGGTCAAATATCTATAACATTTACTCCAGGATATGATGGTGGTAGCGCAGTTTCTACTTATACTGCAACAGCATCTCCAGGTGGAGCCCAAGCATCAGGTGGTGGATCTCCGATCACAATTACAGGATTGACGAATGGGCAGGCATATACAGTCACAGTGACAGCAACTAACGCATATGGCACTAGCTCAGCATCTGGGACATCCAACTCAGCGACACCTTCGACGGTACCAGATGCACCAACAATTGGAACAGCCACAGCCGGAAATGGTCAGGCATCTATAACTTTCACACCACCAGGCAACAATGGTGGTTCAGCAATTACAGGATACACGATGACATCATCTCCAGGTGGATTTACTGGAACCGGTGGCTCTTCTCCGATTGTTGTTACTGGGTTGAATAATGGTACGTCATATACCTTTACCTGTACAGCAACTAACGCAAATGGTACGGGCGCCGCATCTGGTTCATCGAATAGTGTTACACCATTTGCTCAAGTGTCCGCATCTTATAGTGTTTCATCTTGTGCAGGTGCAGCGGTTTCTCCAGCCAACGCAACAACCAATTCAGTAACATGTAATACATCAAATGGTGTTGGCCCATTTACTTATTCATGGGCTTGGGTTACTGGCGGTACAGATATAACTATTAACTCATCAACCAGTGCAACTACTACATTTACAGTTACCAATAATACTATTGGTAATTATTCTGGAACATGCCGATGTACGGTTGTTGATACCGGTGATGGAAATTATTCTACATATTATACCGGTTATGATGTTGATGTGTCAATTGACATTGAAGTTTAATAAATTTACTTGACTTTTCCAAATAAAATAAGTACAATTTGTTAAAGGAATGTTATGGCAGAAACAATATCACCCAAATATAGTATAGTAATTCCAACGTATAATCATTGTGATGATTTTTTAAAACCATGTTTGGAAAGCATAGTAAAATATTCAAATTTGGACGATCTTGAAGTTATAATCGTAGCAAACGGGTGTACTGATAACACCCGTGAATTTTTGAGTATGCTAGGCAATCAATTTAAATCAGTTTGGGTTGATGAAGCAATCGGTTACACTAAGGCAACCAACATTGGTATCCGTGAAGCCACCGGTGAATATATTATTTTAATGAATAATGATACGGTGCTGTTGGAGCAACCAAAAAATTCTTGGATTGATTCATTGAAGGCACCGTTTGCTGATAAAACGGTGGGGCTAACTGGACCTGTGAAATTTTCATGGGATTGTGGTGGAACTGAAAGAACTGCCCTTGCATTTTGGTTGACAATGATACACCGTGATGTTTTTAATAAAATTGGATTGTTGGATGAAATCTTTTCACCTGGAATGGGTGAAGATGGTGATTTTTGTATTCGTGCAGAACTGGCAGGATATAAGCTGGTAAGCGTACCTAATGATGTTACTGGAAAATTTGAATTGGGAGTTGTCAACTTAGCATTTCCAATTTGGCATAAAGGCAATGGTACGTTTGCAGAGGTAAACACTATTAAAGACGCAGTCATTTCACGAAATATTGAAATATTAAATGAAAAATATGGATCAAAAAACCAATATTGTATTTCAAGTCAATATAAAACTAATCCAGCATCATATTTTGATGATACAAACAATTTAGATGAATTCCAAAATGAAGTATATGATTATGCCCGTAGCATCGCTGATTCATCTCAGGCCAAAACAATTTTAGATATTGGTTGTGGGTCGGCGTTTAAATTGACCAAATATTTTCCAAGTAGTGATTTCGTTGTACATGGAATTGATGTTGAAAAGACTGTAACTAAACTTAGTGAAAGATATCCTAAACAAATTTGGCACATTTATGATATTGATAATGACGAATTCCCACCCGCCCTCGATAAATTTGATTTAGTTATATGCTCAGATTTAATTGAACATTTGAATGATCCAGACAAGTTGATTGCTTTTATTAATAAACTAAGAGCAACACAGATCATATTTTCAACTCCGGATCGTTCTATAATATCTTCTCGTAATATGAAATTTGGTGGCCCACCTGACAACCCACATCATGTTCGAGAATGGTCGTTTAATGAATTTGGTGCGTATTTGAAAAAACATTTTCGTGTAGATGAACACTTCATAATTAATGAAGAACAAGCAACTCAGGTTGCAGTTTGTAGGAAAAAGGAACCACTGGTTTCAATTATCATTCCAACATACAATCATTTTAATGACGCATTTAAAGAATGTATTGATGCAGTACTCAAATATACTAATTTGATAGACAAAGAGGTTATTGTTGTAGCCAATGGTTGTACGGATGGTACCAAATCATACTTAGATTTTCTTGGTGATAAAATTAAATATGTTTGGTTTGATGAACCTATTGGATATGTTCGTGCGATTAATGCGGGAATCAAAGAAAGTCAAGGAAAATACATTGTGACCTTAGATAATGATTCAATTTTGATGCCACAAATGGTTGATAGTTGGATTAATATATTGATGGCTCCGTTTATGCTTGATCCGACAACGGGGGCAACCGGTCCATTTGCAAATGAATATGAAGGGTTGGCATTGATCCTGCATTCTGGTTGTACAATGTACAATGCAGATTTGTTGCGTAAAATTGGAATGTTTGATGAGGCCTATAATCCAGGATATTTTAGTGATTCAGATGTTTCTATGAAAATTTGGCGGAATAATTTTAAATGTGTGGAAGTACCTGACAGCCAAGTTGAATCTGAAAGGAAGTATAGTAATGGAGTATTTGGGATTAACTTTCCTGTTGTACATACAGGATTAGTACAAACAATGAACAAAAACGCCGATAAAGAAATTTTAGAAAAAAATCGAAAATTGTTATATTCAAGATATAAAATTCCTAAAATTGATAGCCTGGCGGCGGCGTATAATTGGTGTTTAAAACACACATCTGACATTAATGAACATTTCCCAACATTGCGTAAATATGCAACAGGTTGTAATCACATTACTGAGTTTGGAACTCGAGATGTTTTTTCAACTTATGCATTTATGGCGGCAAAACCCAAAACACTAATTACATATGATATCAATGTACCACAGTTGATTTGGGTTGCAGATTCAATAGCAAAAGAACATGGAATTAGTTTTGCGTTTATGGAACGTGATACATTAACTTGCGATATAGAAAATACTGATCTTTTATTTATTGACACAAAACACACATACACCCAGTTATTCAGCGAGTTAACCAGACATAACAAATCTGTTAACAAATATATTATCCTTCATGACACAATTAGTTATGGTGATATTGGAGAAGACGGTGAACCGGGATTGCTTCCAGCAATACATGATTTTATTAAATCAAATGATGACTGGAAAATTCGTGAACATTATTATTATAATAATGGATTAATGATCTTAGAGAGAAAAAATGAAAAAATATAGTATAGTAATTCCAACATATAATCACTGTGATGATTTGCTCAAACCATGTATTGAGAGTATATTATCAAATACTGAATTATCTAATTTAGAAATTGTTGTTGTTGCAAATGGATGTACTGACAACACACGCGAATATGTTAATTCATTACATGAGAGATTCCCTAATGGATCACCGTCTATATGTCTTGTTTGGATTGATGACGCTGTTGGATATACAAAGGCAACAAATGCTGGAATACTCGCAGCAACTGGTGATTATGTGGTGCTACTCAATAATGATACATTAATTCTTGAACAACCAAAGAATTTGTGGATTGATATGATGGCTGAGAAATTTTTAGACGAGTCTGTAGGTATGGTTGGTCCATTGGGTTTGTATGACAAATACGCTGATGCTCACGTAATTATCTTTTTCTGTGTAATGATTAAAAAAGAAGTATTCAATACTATTGGTTTTCTAGATGAGGTGTTTAGTCCAGGCGGCGGCGAAGATATTGATTTTACAATTCGAGCTAGGAATGCGGGGTTTAAAGCAGTTGCGATTGAATCCCAGTATAATGGAGCAACAAACACTGGTGGTATGCCAATTTGGCACAAGGATAATAAAACATTTGGAGAAATTCCTGAATATACAAATTATATTATAAAACGCAATGGGCTTATTAATTGTAAACGATATAACAAAAATATTAAACTAAATCTTGGCAGTGCAGGGATTGAACATGATGGTTATCTATCAGTAGATTTATATGATAAACGAGCTAACATTTTGATGGACATAACTAAATTAGATTTTGAAGATAATTCAGTAACTGAAATTTTAGCGTCACACGTTTTTGAACATTTGAATCCCTATCACAGTCTAGATATCTTACGAGATTGGCACCGAGTGTTGAAACCCGGTGGCCGGCTCATTATGGAAATGCCTGATATTGAGCAATTATGTAAGCGGTTTGTAACTGCATCTACGGGTGAACGTTATGGAATTTTAAATGCAATTTATGGTAGTGTTAATACAACAAATGAAGGAACCCCAGATCAAATAACAAGTCCCCACCTTTTTGGATGGTGGCCACAATCACTGTGGGACCATTTAACTAACGCAGGTTTTAAGAATATAGAGTTTATGCCGGAAAAAATCCCACACCCAGAATCAAATTTACGAGTAGAGGCAATTAAATGAAGTCTGTTCTTTGTTCAATATCTACCCGTGGTCGTTATGATTCAACGCTCCCACTTGCGATTCAATCAGTGATAATGCAAACTGTTCCTGTTGATAAATTAGTAATTTTTGATGATAATGATCAACCAAGAGACTTGCGTGAAAACCAAACCTATCAATATTTGTTTAAAATGCTTGATACAAAGGGAATTCCATGGGAGGTTATTTTTGCAGAACGCAAAGGACAACATTTCAATCATCAACGTGCCAATAAAATGGGATTCACGTGGGTGTGGAGATTGGATGATGATACGGTTGCTGAACCAGACACCTTATCAAAATTATTAGCATACATTGGTCCAAATGTTGGGGCAGTTGGGGGAGCGATATTAACCCCACCATTGTTGTACCCATTTCCGCACCCTACTGGAAAAATTGAAAATATCGATTCTGAACCAAATATTCAATGGTATTATATTTCTTCAGTTCAGAGTGTTGATCATTTACATTGCTCATTTTTATACAGGGCCGGTGTTCATAATTATGATTTGACGTTGTCTAGGGTTGCACATCGTGAAGAAACCCTTTTCACATATGGCCTTAAACAGAAGGGATATGATTTATTGGTTGTTCCGGCGATTACGTGGCATCTGAAGAATCCTCAGGGTGGTATTAGAGAAGGAGCCTATGAGTTATTTGAACATGATGAGAAAATATTTCAATTGCGTGATAAAACTGTCGTGGTTTTGGACAGTGGTCGTGGGGACCACATTGTTTTTAAGCATATTTTAAATGATATTAAAAACCCAATGATTTTTAGTTGCTATCCAGATATTGTTCCAGGAAGAAGCATTGCTGAAGCTCAAGAGTTGTTTGGTGATTTGTCGCAATTTAACATTTATGCAAAAATGGATGAATGGAATTGGGTTGGATCATTGGAGGATGCTTTTCGTAGAATGTATATTGAGAAACGATAATGATTATTATTTCACCATTCGCTAAAAAAATGCGTAACAACAAACCACATCCTAAAGATTATCCTTTCTGGGAAGAACTAATTAAAAAAATCCCCGACTCAATTGTGCAGGTTGGTGTTGAAGGTGAAAAGCAATTGGTTGAGGATTTTAGAAAAAATCTATCAAAATTAATTCACCAATGTGATACCTGGATTGCGGTTGATAGTTTTTTTCAACACTTGTGTTGGGATTTGAAGAAACCAGGAATTGTTTTGTTTGGTCAATCTGATCCGTTGATTTTTGGACACCCAGAAAATATTAATCTCCTTAAATCTCGGTTGTTTTTACGTGAAAAGCAATTTTGGTTGTGGGAACAATGTGAGGCAAATGATGATGCCTTTGTCTCACCGAATGTTGTTCTTGACGCCCTTCTCAATCTCCAAAATACTTTCAAGAACAGAAAGCTTATTTAATACGCTATCAAAATTTATCGTTTTCCAAAAGCCTGGATGAAGTGGTTTTGGAAGATCCGTTAGCTTAACCCAGCAATATCCTCGATGTTCAGAATTTAGTTCTGGAACAAATTCATCATCTACTGGAATTACAAAAGTGTGGTAAGTGAATGCATGGTCTGGGCTCGTGAATTTTTCAATTGGGATTATTTTTGGATCAAGAATGATCCCACCAAGTTCTTCACGCATTTCTCGGTGCAACGCTTCGATTGCTGATTCGTTTTTTTCAATCTTACCGCCAACTAGCCCCCACGTTCCAGAAAATTTCACTCCATCACGTAATAAAAATAGATACCGTTTTGTTTTAATACTATAGATTAAAGTACCAACAGAGTTGTTTATTTTGTGTTTGCTCATGTATGTACTTATTATTCTAAATAACGATAGTCCAATTTCCCCCAGTATATTGACCAACATATGATTTGGTCCATTGGTTATTTTGCCATTTATATTGGATACTTGTCGTTAAATTTGTGACGTATTCAATATCTTCATGTGATGTGCTGGCGAAATCAACAAACCACTTGGTTCCATCATATTGAATAATGTCGTTAGCTTCAGCAACAAGTGGATATAAGTTTGATTGCCCGGACCACGCCTTCGGACCTTTTGTTGCAGCAGCATCTTCAGTGTCTCCTATTGGATTTAAGATAAGATATCGCGTACCAATTGCCGGAGATAAAATATTAGAATCAACAGTGACTCTTTCTGGATCAATTACTGCATCAATTGCAGTCAACGTGTTAGCAGGCAATGTATCAACATCAGGGCTGAATAAGAGTTTAGTATCATCAGTTGGATGATATGCGACGGTACCAACAATTTCATTTCCAGATTGCATAATCAATCGAATTTGAGAAATGCCCGGAACCAATTTTCCATATAAGTTTATTAAATTGACCCACTTTTCAGGAGTTCCTACTTTTTCAGGCACCTCAGTGTTATCATTTGGTTCAGAAACCATATCTTCAATTCTTAACAATGTCAATTCATTTCCAACATAAAGGAGATCATAATTAAGTGGTGTAAAATACTGCCGAGTACCAAGTAAGTTGGCATCATTTGATAGGGTGTCTTCTAAATCTCCGTTTGAGTCAAAGACACTTGATATAATTTTTTGTATAACTCCCATCTTAGTAACTTTTGCAGGCGGGCTTATCCAAATTGGAAGTGAAAAAGTTAATGAGGCAACATCAATAGCATCTTCAGTACCAGATGGAATAGATCTACTTGACCAATTAATGTCTTCAAGTGTCACTGCTGACAAACTTGACCAATCAACGTAGTTATCAGTGTTTTGAATTTCCATACTTGGATTGAATAATATGGTGAGTTGCTCAAGTAGTTGTAGTTTTTGATCGGTACTGCTTGTCCAAGCATCCAATTTTAAGGTTAGCGTATATGGAACAGGCATAAGTCGCTCAATAGTATAGGCCCCACCCTGCAACGGGGCTTCATAGGCTTGTGTATCAGGATTGAAATAACGTTGACGTAACTGTAATTTTTCAACATGATTTGGCTCTTGGACTCTATTTCTGTCATACTTCAATTCAGAAATGTAAACAGTCATTGCTGGAACAGATTGTAATGTGTTCTCACTGTTCCCCATAATGATTTGTGCAACCTGACGGCTACTACCACCATAATAGACCGGTACTCGCTGCAACGTTACTGCACCGTTTGCATCACGACCATATTGTACTTGAAATCCACTAACTATCCTAATGAATTGAGTCACAAATCGACGAATTTGTCCACTATAAAAAAAAGTTTGAACAGACATTACGTTCTCCACTCAATATGTAATTGTGTTGATTGAAACATATTAATTATCTGCTCCTGGTTTAAAAATCGTATTAAGTGCTTGACGGCTTTGTTTAACATTTCCATGCATATCAAGATATGTTGAAGAATTGTTGATAAAGGTGCTTTTCAGTGTAGTGTTGTTTGGTCCAGGTGTTAGGTTGGCTCGAACAGCGTCTTCTAACTTGGTCCAACGGTTTCCATCAAATCTAAATAGCCTATTTGGTAAGTAATCAAGTCGCAAGTAGTAATCTCCTAATTTTGGATTTTCTGGGAATGCCGTGCCAGCAGCAACCGTTATTCCATTTGGTGCAGTTCCATCACCAACCAAATAACCTTCAATTTTAGCGTCTGGCCGAGCAACCCTTGGATCACTTGGGTGGTTGTATTCAGTTAATACGGCAGTTGCAACGGCTTGTCGAGTATTACCACCGGTGAAAGTTACAGTTGGAACCGCAACGTAACCAAATCCAGGATTTGTTATAGTTACATTTGAAATAGCGCCATTGCCGAATAGTGAAACATTACCTGTTGCTACTATTCCATCAACCGCTTCAGGAGCAGCAAAATTTACAGCAACGTTTCCAATAAAATATCCTAAACCACGATCACTATACACCAATGAAGTGACGCTGTTCTTTTTATCATGATCAAATGGTAAGGTGTATAATACACTTGAATCGTATCCACTTTTCGGCACATCATATTCAGCTTGAACAATAATTGAATCATTAATTGCGGTTAGTGTGTCAATAGTTGAGATGATGTTACTAATTTGCGTTACGTTTGCGTTTGCATTTCCCGTTACATCTTGAGCAATTTGATCTAGAATATCTTTATATTCTTGACTGTTGACGAGCGGGGTACATTTTGCACGCCACAAATGTGGAAACCAGGTTGGTGAAAATCCTTCGGTTGGCCATTTTGCATCACTAACAACATAATATCGTTTTAATGCGATTGGAATAGTATCACTGGTTGTGTTATAATCTTTTAGGTGTGGTAATTCCAACACATCACCACTCATTAGTTTTCTTCCAAGTGTTGCAACCAAATCATTTAAATGAAAATTAATAAAAATTGTACCATTGGACAAAAACAATCCAAACTGACTTAAATCAAAGTCATGATCTGATACTGTGTATATACCGCGGGTGGTATATACATCTGGATCATATTTGCGATCGCGGTTTTCTAAAAACAGCAGATCTTGAATATTCATTTCACTTTGGTTTGCGTAGCTAGGTTGAGTCGCGTCCCCTGTTGGGCCATCAGTTGGTGGACCAATATACTTGTGTATGAGTACGCCCGTACCACCAACCTGAAACTGCTCGCTTATCGTTTTATCAAAAAACTGATAATCTTTGCTATGCTTCCCATCCCGCCACATGCTTAGTCTTGGCAACGTAAAAACCCCTTATATATCAGTTATTTATGTACATTTCTATGCTTGACATACCGTGAAAATGGTAGTATAATGTTGTTATTAATGCGTACTATTAACAACAGCCTGGATTTTGCTTCAATTGAGATTGAACTGGAAAATGCAGTTCGTACAGTAAAATCCCGTTCTAATCAAAAACAGTTGGAACGAATGTTGGTAAATATTGCCAAACAGGTAACAGAACTTTCAAAACTTGAGGTTCAGGCAAAGCGCACAAAATCAGTAAATTTGACAAATGATTTGGTTGTTGACATAAACCAAAACATTGAAAATTTTGAGTTGTTTCTTTTACAGGCAGCCCTAATAGGAGACGAGTAATGGCAAAAGGAATGAAAGTGAAACGCACGAAAAAACAACCGAAAATTGTTGATGCGGCGTTTGTTGATGAAAAGGTAACAGGCGTTGAACCTGTTTGGGATACGGCCCGCGCCCTCAAGATGTCTGAAACGGACTTCGACCATCATTTGAATCGAAGCTTGAATTACTACAATCATTATTATACCATGAAGACGTTGCGTAAACCCATCGTCAAATGGTTGACTGCAAACAAAAAACTCACCAAGCCTGAACTGGCCCTGTATTTGGAAAGTGATGAATGGCGCACCCCTATTACTGTTGGGAGTTTGATTAAAGCTCATGAAAAGGGAATGCCGTTAAAACCCAATGCAGTCAAATATATTATGGAAAAGGTGCGGGGGGCGGTCAACGCAACCAAGAGTGAAAAGACTGTTGAAAAACAGGCAAACAAAACCAAATTGAGCATTCAAGATCATTTGACAATTCAGCTCAATGGGCACATTGCTCATTTTGAGTTTATGGAAGATCGCGTTCTTGCAGGGGAAGAGGTTGAGCCAAAGGCTTATGACTATTTGACAAAAAACAATGTGCCACAGGCGCTTGTTGGTAAAATTGCCCGCGTATTCAAACGCCGTAGTGAAGAGGTCGCTGAAGCGAAAAAGGGCAAAGACGAGCAATTGAATGAAGGGTATGCACATTACAAGCCAAAGAAGTTTCGCATTCTTTTGGCTTTTTATGCGGCCCTGCTTGCTGATTTGGAAACGTATGGTCGAACCAAAAAGGTTGCTCGTAAGGCGCGAGTGCGTAAGGCGCCGTCCAAGGAAAAGGTTGTTTCCCGTATGAAGTTTAAAAAGGACGAACCAAAGTTGAAATTGGTAAGTATCAACCCAGTTGATATCTTGTCAGCGTCGTCCCTTTGGGTTTATAACGTGCGTACACGGAAACTTGGTGTCTACCATGCAGAAAGCACCGCCGGCACCCTTGGGGTAAAAGGAAGCACGATTTTGGGATTTGATCCTGCATTGAGCGTTCATAAAACCCTGCGGAAGCCTGAAATTCAACTTAATGAATTCCTGAAAGCTGGTAAAGTACAACAGAAGAAATATTTGAGTGGTATTCGGGCTGTTGAAACTGCACTGACTGGACGCATTAATAAGGATACTGTACTCCTTAAAGTAATGTAATCCACACAAAACGGTAAAATAATGAGGGGGCGAAAAGCCCCTTCGTTATGAATGAATGATTGAAAAGGTAAATAATAGATACAAAGGTTGATTATGTCTACACCAGATACTAATAATTTTCTTGAATCAGAAATTGCATTAAAAAATGACATTTATGATTATATTCGACTGCGCTTGGCTGATGGTATGGTTGAAGTGGAGTTAGATAAAGAGCATTATGAATTGGCGCTTAAACAAGCATTTATAAAATACCGTCAAAAGGCACAAAACGCAGTTGAAGAAAGTTATTGCTTTTTGGATTTGGTAAAAGAAACACAAGAATATATTTTACCAAAGGAAATTGTTGAAGTGCGTCAAGTTTTTCGCAGGGGAATTGGTAGTGTTACTGGAACAACCGCCAGTCAATTTGAACCGTTTGCGTCTGGGTATTTAAATACCTACATGCTGCAAGCTGGTCGAGTTGGAGGTTTGGCTAATTATGAAATGTTTGCAAGTTATCAAAAACTTGCAATGACAATGTTTGGTGGTCATATTCAATACATATTTGATCGTAGTACGAAAAAATTAACCATAATTCGAAAAATACCTGAATCAGGTGAATCTGTTTTGTTGTGGGTGTATTGTACGAAGCCAGATTCAGTATTGTTAAATGATCATATGATCTATCCTTGGTTACAGGAATATGCTTATAGTTTTGCCAAAGGAATGCTTGGCCAGGCTTATGAAAAGTTTTCTACAATAGCTGGACCGCAAGGTGGAGCATCGTTAAATGGTGCGTCGTTAAAAGCTGAATCAAAAGAAGAAATGATTAAGTTAGAAACTGATCTAAAAGAATATGTGACAGGTGCACAACCTATTACTTGGATTACTGGATAATATGAAAGCAAAAGAATTTATAGTTGAATCATCTGAAGTAAGTAATTCTCTTCCGGGAGTTTATATTCAACCACAATTGCGCAATCAAGATCCATATTTACAATATAGATATGGGATGGCCGTCGCCGCCGCAAGGGCATACAAAAATGGTGATTTAAATGGCTCTACATTTAAAAAGGAAACCAATTGGTCTGAAAATTTGATTCAAATTATGTTTGCAAAAGAAGATGAGGAAACGATTCAATTGGCTTCTGAATTGTTTGGTGTGAGTCCAGTTAAAATTTCAAACTCCAAATCTGAAGAAGAAGAAAAATCAATTAACAAAGCGAGCCCTGTCGCAAAACCAAAACGAAACAAGTTTGGTATTTGAACCTATTCAACCGTACTGGTTGAAAAAACGTTTCTTGGCATTTATAATGCTAAGATGAAAATGATTTATATTGATATGGATGATGTTGTTGCTGATTGGCGTGGTGAAGCTGAACGGATACTTGGATATGAAATGCCCAAAGATCCTGGACAACATTTACCATACCATGATTGGTGTAAGATTCGAAATCAAGAAAGGTTTTATAGAAATCTTCCACTAATGCCAAATGCAAGAAAATTAATTGCTTGGTTAAAGTTATATGAGAGTCGACATTCAAATATTAAACTGGGATTTTTAACAGCTTTGCCGCATGATAATGATATGCCCTGGGCATGTTATGATA